AGGGTAAAAAGCCTAAGACTATTGAAATTAAATAGTTTTTTTAATAAAGGGGGTTGACAATAACCCCCTTTTTAGTTTATATTATGTACAAGGAGATTTATTATGGCAAAAGTATTTGATTTACAACCTGGTGGTTTAAAGGACGGTGGTCAAGCAACTTTAAACGAAGAAGAATCTAACAAACTTACAAAAATTTCAGAAACAAATAAAGAACATGATGATACTAATGCAGGTTTAAAAATAGCACAAAGAAATAAGATTGCCGCACATTTTATGCGTGTAGAAATACCTGAACCCATTACTAACGAGATATGGGAGAACAGAGGTGTCATGTTTCAACCTGGCAATGAAGACATCAAAACAAATTTAGGAAATGTATTACATACAATAGCAAAATCATTTATCAAACATAATTATAATCACGATGCAATACCAATTATAGATTTTAATTTATATGAAAACAATACACCACTACAAGATGTTACAATCACAGACGGTTCAGTATTTCAAATGAGGATGACCTTTGATGATGAAGGTGAAACAGTATTTCAATGGGGTGATAAGTATGATGAACATCCATTAAGACCTGATACTTTTGAAACAGTAAAAAGTGAAAGAGGTATGTTATTAATATATCCAAATTATGTAAAAGTAATTGAAGAAAAAAATGTAAAAAATTATATGGAAGTAAACGGAAAGTATATCGCACAAGACAATGAGTGATGTAAATATTTACAATGAAGACAAGTATTTAAAAGAATTGCAAGATTATATTTTAGATACTTACAAACAACACTATTCGAAAAGTAAGTTTCAATCAACACAATTTATTTTAGACAGTGGGCATGGTGAGGGATTTTGTATTGGAAACATTATGAAATACGCTCAAAGGTTTGGAAAGAAAAATGGTAAGAACAGAAATGACTTACTAAAAATCTTGCATTATAGTATGATTGCACTATACAATCTTGATATGGAGTTAAATAATGAAACTGAATAGTGGAACTTTGAATGTACTAAAAAACTTCGCAACAATTAATCAGAATTTAATGATTAAA